CATTATCAGTGCATACACAATAACAACACTGGGTATGGGAGACCATTTGAATATGCAAAAAAGAGGATGGACACCAATAGAAACAAACTTTGTTAGAGGAGCCGCATAATGGCAGTATTTACATATATAGCAACAGCAATCGTTACAAGTTTTGCTACAGTAGGCGGAGCCTTAATTGCAACAGGTGGTGCGTTAACGTTATTAGGTAGTGTTGTTGTAGGTACAATAGCCGCAGGACTAGGCTTTGCAACTGCAAAAGCATTAGGAGTATTTAAGGCACCCAGTGCCGGTGAAACAAATGATCCAGGTGTAAGAATAACATTATCACCGGATACCAGTAACAAAGTACCAGTTGTGTATGGTAAAGCATTTACTAGTGGTCCTGTGTTTGATGCCGCAATCAGTAACAGTAATGAAACAATGACATATTGTATTGCCTTATCAGAAGAAACAGATACAGGTACATTCAGTGTATCAAACATTTATTTAAATGACAGTAGACTAATTTTTAATGGTAACACAGTTATTAATCATTTTGATCCTAATGGAACATCAGATACCAGTTATGCTAGTAACGTTAGAGTCAACGTTTATCAAGGTGGTAGTACAGCAAGTGACCAAATATTTCCTGTAACACCAACAACAGCCGCAACCAGTTTGGTAGGTCATTGGAATCCAGCAACACATACAGCAAATGCATTGGTGTTTGCAGTTGTGCAAATTGATTATTCACCAGAAAACGGACTAACAGGGTTACCTCCAATAACATTTGAAATGGAAAACACTCTTAAGAATCCTGGTTTGGTGCTACAAGATTACTTGAACAATGATAGGTATGGTGTAGGATTCAGTAACACACTATTAGATGTAAACAGTATAACAGGCACAGCCAATACAGCAATGAGAGGCTTCTGTGACCAACTTATTGATTACAAAGATGCAGGCGGAAGTACACAACAAAACAAACGTTATGAAATCAATGGTGTTTTAACCACATTTAGTGATACAAGAAGCAATATTGACAAAATATGTACAGCAGGCGGCACATACTTTGCATACGATGGTAAAACAGGTAAGTTTAAAGCAATACCAAACAGAGCATTTACTACAGCAGAAAAAACAAATGCACTTGTATACAGTGATGACAATATGGTAGGTAAGATAGATATAAGTTCAACAGAACTGTTCAATATGTTCAATAGTGTTAAAGTAGAGTTTGCTGATGACAACAGAAAAGACGCAATGAATACAGTGGTTATTGATACACCACCAGCACAAAGAAACGCAAACGAACCAGATAATCAATTAAATTACAATATAGATTTAATCAATGATAAAATAAGAGCAGAAAGACTGGCAAACGTAGACTTACAACAAAGTAGATTAGCAACAGTTTTACAGTATACCACAGACTATAGTGGTATGCAAACAGATATCGGTGACATTGTAAAAGTAAACAATGACTTGTATGGCTTTGACAACAAACTGTTTAAAATTATGAGAACCAGAGAAGTAGAAACAGCAGAAGGTATGATCGGTGTTGAAATGACTGGTTTAGAATATGATGATGACATATACACAATGCCAGTAAATGCACAATTAGATTTACCTAGAGCAAACATTGACTTGCCTAGAATACCTATTTACATACCAGGAACTTTTGTTTTACCTAGTGCTTTAAATGGTAACTATGGTAATTTGGTTATCGATGAAAACAAGTTCGGTACAGTTATTGCTAGGGAACATATGATAGATTTAGCAACAGGCGGACAAGTAGAAGACAAACCAGCAGACAAATTGGATTTAAGTAGTGGCACAACTTATGCAGACTTATTCACAAAAAGAGAATTGGACTTCACAGCAGGTACAGGAATTGAACCAGGTGAATACAGTTTTACCGCGGCAGGTTCGCCAATTGGATCGATGAGTGGCACTCACGATGTAGCCTTAAGTGCAAATGTAAATATTGAATATGCTAACGGTTTTGTGCAAAATGAATTCTTTGGCATAGGCCAAGTATTTTCTTCAGCAATACCTAGCACAGTTGAAGCAAACAAAAAGATTACCATAAGAAGTGATATAGTGCCAGTTAGTGGTAATGTTGTGTTGCTAGGATATAGCACACTGGATGCAAACCCATCTGGAGACAGAGGATTTGCCAGTTTGCGTTATGATATGTTAAGGTTAACAAAAGGAGATATATTTTAATGATTTATACATTATATCATACTGACACAGGCAAAATAGAAAGTGTACTAAGATTGACAGAAGCCAGCAAACAAAAGATGTTGGACAACAATCCGGGTATAGCATTTATGCCAGGAACTGTGCCTGATGTAAACAAATATCAAATGAATGTAAGTTCAGCATCACACTTTCCCGAACTTAAACCAGCACCAACAATAAACATAGAAGTATATGTTAGACAGAGAAGAACAGACTTACTAAAATTGTGTGACTGGACACAAACAGCAGATTCACCATTAAGTGATAGCAAAAAGGCAGAATGGGCAACATATAGACAAGCATTGAGAGATATGCCAGCAAATGCAGACAATTGGCCCACAATAGAAGACATAACTTGGCCCAGTAAGCCTAGTTAAGATAAATAAGATAAACAATAGAATTGTTTTACACCATAGTGTAAGCAATTATCCCATAGGAGAGATATTATGGCTGGAGGCAGGTTACTTACCGTATCCCAATATTTGGCGGGTTCCGACGACGTTAAATTTGTGGAAAAGTTCCCAAGTGAACAATCAACATTCCAATATAACTTTGGAACAAACATAACAAACTATAGTTTTGAGTTAGATGCTCAAACAATCGTAGTAGACACTATTACATATTCGCGTACAGATGGCACCCCCAACTTTGCAGACAGTAGTGTATTAGGATACTTCGGAAATGTAGACATAGGATCAGGCAATGTATCAAGTAGAAATGATGTTGCAGGAACTGTGAACATAACTATACCAGCACATATCTATCCCTCAACAGCAAATATAAGCCCAGACGCAAGAACAAATATTCCAATAACTATATTTTCAGTTACGTGGACAGACAGTGGTGTAACACCAAGTGTAACACAAGCACATAGATGGGCAGTTATCGAAAGATACAAACCCGGAGACAACGCATTAGGTAATGTTCTAGCAAGTGCTGGATTTACAAGTTTAACATAGGAGTAACAGATGGCAGTAAGCAACGTAGCAGTAACAGCCACTAGTGCAACAGTAACCGTAAGCAGTACTGATGTAACAAACGTAAGTGTTACTCAAAATACTACAGACGTAACAGTAGGTAGTGCGGCAATCATCGCGAATAGTGATGTTAGGGCCGCAATAAGTTTAACAACAGGTTCCCCAAGTGGTAATGGCAGTTTAACTTACACAGAATCAACAGGTGTATTTGCATTTACACCAGCAGACGTTCCGGATACAACAGATGAACTCACAGAAGGTTCAAGCAATCTATATTATACCTCAGCAAGAGCAAAAGCAGACGTAACAAGTCACATAGCCACAATACCATTAACTGTGGGTGGTAACTTAACTGTAAATGGTAATATTATAGCCGCAGGTAATATTGATTATGAAAACGTTACAGACTTATATGTAACAGACCAAAAGATAACACTAAATGCAAACGCAACAACAAATGCCACAGTAGAGATTATTGCAAACAGACCAGAAGATACTGACACACTGATTAGATGGAATGAAACAACTGACAAATGGCAGTTTACAAATGATGGCAGTACATATTACAACTTACCAGCAACTCTAGATGATGTTGCACAAGGTACATCAAACAAATACTTTAAAAATTCAGACAAAAACAGCAGTTTAGGTGCAGTAACATTTACTAATCAGTACTATATGGATTCACCTGCAGTATTGTTAGAAGATGAACCTTTTAAATTTATACATTCAATTGAAGGTGGTACATACGCAGGTAAAATACAAACAGTATTTTTAACAAGTGGTAATACTGAAGGAATAGAAACAGTTTATAATGATGGTAGTGGTAATTATCTTAACACAACAGAAGTAGGAGCAATAAACTCCATTAAAGGTTTAAACATATATACGCAGTTCAGAGAACCTGCAGGCACATCAACTAATGACAAATACATATGGAGACATAACAGTAGAATTGCATTAGGTATTCAAGGTAATAGTGATGATGAAGGCGGTGGAAATGGAAATGCCAATGTTGCAGTGCTATTATTCCCAAGTACGTTTCAACAAGATCAAGCAACAATAGGCGGTAGTGCAGGAGACAACTTCACAGTTGGTAAGTTTATGCTTACTGACGGGCAAAACACTCTTCTAAACAATACTGGCGACTATCATCCATATGCACCAGCAACACAAAGAATTACAGCACCGCATTTTTACGCAGGTACAAAAGGTAAACCAGATGACAATGCCGCAAACATCAGAGTAGGTATTGCAACAACAGATTTAACAACCAGTAACGTTTTACACGTTGCAGGAGACATAGGTACATCAGCAAATATAAATGCTGTAAATGTAAATGCTACTTACTTGTACGGTGATGGTTCAAACATTAGTAATCTAGCAGGTGACATAGAAAGTGTTACAGCAGGTGCTGGATTAACAGGTGGCGGTAGTAGTGGTGATGTAACATTATCATTAGATACCACAAACGACAGAAACATTGACCATAGTGCAATAGATATCACTGCAGGTGATGGTTTATTCGGTGGTGGTACAATAACATCAAGTATAGATTTTAGGATTAATCCAGGTAATGGTGTAAATGTAGGTACCAGCAATGTATACCTAGATCCAAACAGTAACTTAAACGTAGACCACGACCAAACAAGTGTTATTGCAGGTGCAGGTCTAAGTGGTGGCGGTACTATAAATCAAAACAGAACAATAGATATTGGCGAAGGCACAGGTATAACTGTAAATGCAAGTGATGTTGCTCTTAACGTAGCATACACTAGAAACCAGTTTAGTGCATCAGGCAGTTTAGCATACAACAGTGGTACAGGTCAATTCAGTTACACAGAAAGAAGTAATTCAGATATACTTAACCTTGTAGATGCTGACCTTGTTAGTGATGCAAGTATTCACAAAATAGCAAAATTAAGAGGCACAGAGTTTAAGATTGCTTCAAATGCCACAAACTTAGTAAATGATGTATACAGTTACAGTTTCCCAAATGAGGACGGTACTACTGGTCAAGCACTAGTCACAGACGGTTCAGGTACACTTAGTTTCGGTGCAGTAGCAACAACTTATAGTAATACAGAAGTACAAAACTTCTTGGAAAATGGATATGGTAGTGCAAATATACTTACTACAGGTACAATTACTAGTGGAGATTTAGCATTTACAGGAACATTAACCAATGGTAACACAGGATCAGAAAGTGCAAACATACTGGGTAATATTAACTTAGGTTTTGCAAATCCAAGTGCAAGTTTTGGTAGTGCTGTTCACGTTGGCGCCACAGGTGCTATGGGTGGTGAAATAGGTCATTATAATCCAAGTTTTATTGGTTATGGTGGTAAATCACTAGTTGTAGGGGATGGTGCATTGTACGTAGGAACTTCTTTGAACTTTGGTAGGCAATTTCTTAACCTAAGTTGTGGACTAGACAGCACAAACAGTTTAGGTGATGGTACAATAGCATTATCAGATTTAGGAGCATTTAGAAGTAATGTTCAAATCAATATGCCAGTTGGTAATGTTAATGGCACAGCAGACCAAGTAGTTGGTATCAAAACAAACAACTTGGATGGCACAAGATTAGGTTGGTTTGATCCAATAACAAGAACAAGCAGTGGTAGTGGTTCAGCAAACAAAGAACCAGTTTACAATGGCAGTAACAACGGTTGGTATGCGTTTGGTAACCTAGCAAAAACAACATTCGATGAAACATTTGATGCAAACTTAACAGTAACAGGTAATTTAATTACAACTGGCCCTACTATATCAAGCAGTGATATAACAACAACAGGTGACTTTGTAGGTGACCTAGACGGGGCAGTATTATTAGATGTATATAATGATACAGGCGGCACACTCTCAAAAGGTCAATCAGTATACCTAACAGGCGGTAACGATGGAGATAATCCTAAAGTTAACCTAACAGAAAACAATGATAGTGCAAAAATGCCAGCAATAGGTATTGTGAAAGAAAACATCAGTAATGGCTTTGCAGGACAAGTTGTAACTAGTGGTGTAATGAATAGTGCTGGGCACGGACATACACCAGGTGCAGACTTATACATAGATACTAGTGCAGGTGCACTCACAACAACCAAGCCAACCGGCGAAGACAAACTTATACAAAAGATTGGTAAAGTTGTAAGTTCAAATCACATACTTGTACAAGGCGCCTTTAGAGCCGCAGAAACTCCAAATTTAAACAGTGGTAATATATTCATTGGTAATGGTAGCAATCAAGTTTCGACTGTAGACTTTACTGATAGTGCAAACACAGCCATAGCAGATTATGATGGCGATATAACACCAGCAAACGTAACTTATACAGGCTTACTAACAACATCAGGAGCAACATCAGGCGAAGTCACAGCAGACATTCTAGGTAATGTACAATTAGGCTTTGCACATAGTGGAAGTAGTTTCGGTGATACTGTTATGGTGGGTGATGATAGTGCAGAAGGTGGACACTATTCACCATTTGGTTATGGCGGTAAATCACTAGTAGTTGCAGGTCAAGCCTATATAGGACAAGGCTTAAACTTTGGTAGACAAGGTATCAATATGAGTACTGGTTTAGATAATACCAGTAGCACAGGTGATGGCACAATAGCACTAAGCAGTTTAGGTACATTTAGAAGTAACGTACATATTGCAATGGCAGTAGGTAATGTTAACGGTACGGCTAACCAAGCAGTAGGTATAAAAACAAACAACTTGCAAGATACCAAATTGGGTTGGTACGATCCGATAACTAGAGCATCAAGTGGTTCAAACAGTTACAACAAAGAAGCAGTATATGACACAAGTACAGCACCTAATGGGTGGTATGCATTTGGAGATCTTGCTAAAACAACTGTAGATGAAACGTTTGATTCAAACTTAACAGTTACAGGAAATTTCTTCCCAGAAAAAACATCATTAAAACAATTTAATGAAACAGTTGTTGGATTAGGTTCACAAAGTGGTGACCTTACATCAGTGGCGGCTTTTAACGCCGCAAATGCAAGTATCTTTAGTGTAACAGCAACAGGCGGTATAACACTTAACACAATACCAAATGCAGTAGCAGGAACTAGTTTTACAATTAAAGTTATTCAAGACGGTTCAGGCGGACACACATTAAGTAGCACTATGTTATTTGCAGGCGGTGACAAAACATTAAGTACAGCCGCAGGAGCAAAAGACGTTATAAGTGTAGTTTATGATGGTACAGACTATCTAGCAAGTTTAACTAAAGCATACGCATAAGGAGATATATGCCATTTAGTGCAAAGATAGGATTTTTTTCAACTCTAGAACAACTTTACAGTTGGCCTGGATATATGACTGATGATGAATTCACAGCAGAAGTTGATGGCGATTTTACTAACACAGGACCCGCAACTTATTCCTTGCGTACTCATACTAGTGCGTTTAATCATAGATATGGTTTACTAGCAAATAATGGCAATGTGTATCTTATTCCGCGAGGCAAAGACTACTTTGTAGAGTTTGACCCAACAAGTAATGTAATGAATAATATTGTTACAACTATGAGTGCTGATGATTACACCGGAGGGGCATTAGCAGATAATGGTAATATATGTTGTCCTTCGTTTAACACATTAAGTCCTTCAACAATATTACAACTAAATCCAAGAGATGATGGTTTCTCAGTATCTGAAATAGCACCCACAGGCGATTATAATCCAAATAATATCGGTGGTGTAACATTGCCCAGTGGAAATGTTATGTTTATGCCTAGAAACAGTGGTGGGTGGTTCACAGTATATGATCCAGATACAAATATAGCCAGTAAAGCAGGTATAAGCACAACAGTTAAAACACTAAGTGGCACATTTAGGTATGTTGGCGGTGTGAGTCATCCTAATGGTAACGTATACTGGATGCCTTTTAACGGTACAGATTTAAGTTATTATAATGAAAGCACAGATACTTGGACAGATGTAGATTGTAGTAGTTTACTTTCTACTGGCGGCGAAAGTATGCAAGGTGGTGTACTTATGACAGATGGTCGTATAGTGGGTGTACCATATGATCTTAATGAATTGTTTGTGTTTGACCCCAGTGACGACAGTTTCTATACAGATAATTACGGTATGTCTCTAATTGGTGGTAATAAGTTTATTGGTGGTGCATTAGCACCTAACGGAAATGTTTATTTTGCTAATTTTCAAAGTAGTAACACTTTACAAATAGAATTTGATACTCAAGCCAATGTCGCATATACACCAAGTTTCGGTGGCAGTAGTAGAACAAATAATATAGGTGTTGTGCCAACAGGTGATAATAGATTAATATTTGTTCCTTTTAATGGAGCCAACTTTGCAGAAGTTGATGTAGGTGTAACGCCAACAAATCCTGAAGTAATGAAGTCACCGCAATTAAATAAAGGTATATAATGAAATATTATTATTATAGAATAGACACAGGAGAATATATGGGATATAGTGCTCATATAAATTCTAATTATGATGATACTGTTTTAGCATATACAAACATACAACCGCCAGAACGTGCATTTGACTTTGATTTAGGTAATACACAACAAGCATACTGGTTAGGCACAGAATGGGAAATAAGAGAAGTATGAACATAGTAGAAACAATAGATAGACATATGGGCAAGTATGGTGCAATCAGCACATACAACTTGCATACAATATTACACAAATACAACCAACAATCAGAAGAAAAGTTTGATATAGTTGGTGGTATGAAAATAGCAATGAGATTAATTGCAAGAAAACATCGCAAAGCAGACCTTATTGTTATGACTGACGAAGAGTTAGAATTAGCAAGACAAGACAAAGAATTAAAAGAAACATTGTTAGGAGAATCAGATGCCAGTAGCACCTAATTATATGGCAGAAGCCGCACGTAAGGCACTAGAAGCCAGAGAACGTGTAGCACCCAGTAGACGTGCAGGTACCCCGGTAGGCCTAGCAAGAGCAAAACAATTACAGAACAAACAAAATTTAAGTACCGAAACATTAGTAAGAATGCGTAGTTATTTGAGTAGAACAGAACAAACATACCGAGACGCAGTAGCACAAGGCAAAGATATAACCACAAGTAAGCAAATAATGGCAACAGGCTTGTGGGGTGGACCCAAAGCAATCGATTGGGTAAACAGAGAATTAGCAAAACTAGGATTATAATATGGCAGTTGGAACAACATCAACAAGCATAAAAAATATGATAAAAGGAGCAAAAATTATGAAAGGTAACAGAGGCACAAAAAAGAAAAAAAAGAAAGGCAACAGAGGGACAAAGAAGTAAACTGGGACAAATACTTTTATAGTATTAAGTCAGTTTGTCCTTGGAGCCACAGATACTGGATGGATGGTCGCATAACACACGTTAGAGCAACTTCAGGCACAGAACTCAGTTTCGTTGCCAGTTGGTGTGCTACAGATAGCAAAGCATTGCTGTTTGAATATCCCAGCAATACCGATGTAGACACGTTGTATGCAGTTACAGAGAAAATAGAAGCAAAATACTTACATTTAGCCGCATTTTGGAGTCATCCGGATCACAAAGACAACAACACACCTAAGCCGTGTGTAATTGTGCAGGACAAACAGGAACTAACAGACCTAAGAAAGCAAATAGGATATGAAGCAGAAGACAGCAAAGATAATAACGATGAGTAGTAACAGCAGAGTCACAACAAAAGAACTGAAATTGCAAATCGACCAGATTCAAGAACAGTCATTGGTGCATATACACGAATGTATACACAGACTGGAGGACAACGTCAAAGATAA